CAGTTAAATAACTCGCATCAAAATATCCTGCAATATTAGATAACAACGGAATAGAAAAATTTGCTAACGAATCGCTATACTTTTTCCATTGTTTGTTAATGTCATCAATTGACATGTGTGGAATATTTCTATTAAATTCTTTGTGAGGATTTGTGTCTTTGTATTTATTGCTCAAAAATTCCGGCACTCCTCTAATTTGCTTTACAACTTCATTCTGAGTCCTACGGTGTTCTGTTGACATCTGCAAAATAACTTCATTACAATCCAAAATATTCCAAATCTTACTCGTACCATCAGCGTTAACAGCAATAGGTCTAAAGTCTAAACCTGCACGTCCACCGACGGACTGAGAGTCTTTTGATTGAACATATTCCATTGTAATATCCCAAATATCTGGCATAATAATTTTCTCTTCAGGAGCTCCTTCCTCTCGCAAACGAGCAACAAATTCACTCACCTTTGTCTTATCTAACATAAAGTTCTTAGGATCTAAAGTGTCGTTAATTGCAAACTCCTTTTTTACTGAAATTCCTATAACCAAATTAAAACGTCTCAAAATGGAAACAGGCTCATTAGAATATAATCCTGCACACAACTCTTTAACATTAGTTGTTACGGCAACAACCTTCGGTGTTAAAGGAATCTTTCCTTTAGAACTCAAATCTGCCATAACAGGATATGCTGGAGTATTATTGATATACTCAATAATCTTCTCTAACGGGCTCTTTTTGGTGAATTCAATACTAGTATTACACATATCGTCCAACACAATGGCTTCTGTACCATATGAATAATTGGAAAAGAATTCGTCATTAGGATTAGTTACTTTACGTAACTCAAAATTAGGATCTCCTCCTTGACCAATAATGGACATAGTTGTGGCAATACTTGTAAATGTAGATTTACCAACAGATGATCCTCCGAAAACTAAAATACCAAACGGAGCATGACGCAATTGCCCACATAACATTAAACGGGTTAAAGTCACCATGCACGTTTCTATCTCTGTCCACTTACGCTTAACCAAACTAGCCTCATGCACATTTGTCTTTGGCAAAGACTGATAAACATTCTTATAATATTCAATTAATAAAGCAGCTTTATTCCTAAAATCTACATCATCAACGAAAGGTGTAACTTCCCATGCCAAATCTAAAATAGCTGACCAATTAGACATAATGGAAACATGTAATTGAGCCATGTCGTAAGAAACTGTTGAATCGAACAACAAGGGGCGAAAGGACTTTTGCTTAAAACACATATGTCCGACGGTCAAAAAATATTCGGACATGTTGGCAAGCAAATCAAAAATATCAACTAAGGTTGGTCTTTGTTTTTCAACTGATTTCAAAAACCCTTCTTGAAAAAACTTAATGCCACAAATCTTAAATTGAATTCCTGATGCTTCACAACAACCAAAAGAAACCAACATTGAAAATAACTGAATGATGTATTTTAAAGCTGTCGATTTGCGCAACAACTTATAAAAATCAAACTGTCCCGATAAAAAAGACATAAATTCAGTAAAATTAAATGATTCTCCCTGTGGAGAAACTTGGTTTAACATAGCACCACTAACGTGTTCAAATAGAGTTTGAATATACGGCGATAACAATGAAAATCCTAAGGCCCTACCAGAATTGTATGTAATACACAAAAACTGTTGCATAGAAACGCTGTCTTTAACTGCTAACAAGTAACACGCCCAAATGTCAGCATTTTTGTATGACGGACACAAAGTATTATAAGCAACAACTAAATTTTGCCGAATAGGATTAAAAATAGCGTTTTCAAAATTATACATGTTTAAAATATGCATTTCCACGAAATATCTGCTATGCAAAATAGACAAGAAATCGCGGGAAAAAGCTTGTTGCTTAATAGAGTCTGGACAATATTTCAATAAGAATGCAAAAGCAAATCTTGATGCATAGGAACTCGTCGATTTGGCGCAATTCAAAGAATAACCCAATCGCTTAATCTTATCACCACAAAAAGTGATAAACCGAGTTCTATACATTTCAAAGAATGCCCATCTAATTTCACCTTCTTCAGAAAAATCAGAATTGGAACTTA